AAAAAAAAACGAAAACAAAATGAATAAGTCAAACTTCAAGCTTGCGTTCACAGACAACACAACTTACTACGGTAAAGATTTGGAAGGTTTCTACGCTGCTGCTTTACTTACAGGGAACTCAAAAAGTGAGTTCAAACTAATACCTAATGTGAAATCAAAGGTAAAACTAGGACAACTTGACCTTGGAAACATTCTTCAAGACGCTGATTGTTCTTTCTCGTCTACGGGCGAAGGAACTTTATCTCAAAAAACTTTTGAGGTATGTCCTATAAAAATAAATCTTGAATATTGCCAACGCACATTTGAGGTCAATTACTTATCCGAGTTATTGAGACCAGGTTCTAATAGCGACCAAGTTATGCCAGATAGCGTTGAAAGCTTCTTACTTGCAAGGTCTGCTGAAAAAATCTCTGCTGATACTGAAAAGTTAGTATGGCAAGGTAATACAGCTACTGCTTCTTACCCATTAGCTCTTTGCGACGGTTTAGAGAAACAACTTTTAGCTGACGCTGCTGTTGTTGATGTTGCTGCTGGAACATTATCTGCTTCTAACATTATCGCAGAATTGACAAAAGTATATAACGCTATTTCTAACACGGTTATTGACGCAGAAGACTTACGTATCTTCTTATCTCCATCAGCACATAGATTTTACAGAGCTGCATTAGCGTCTGCTTCTGCCGAAGCATACTACATGCAAAACTACGGAGAACTACATTTCTTGAATGTTAGATTGTCTGTTGCTCCTGGTATTTCAACTAACAAAATGGTTGCTGCTAGAAAATCAAACTTACTTTTATTGACTGACTTGATGTCGGATTTTGAGGACATTATGATTTTGCCACAGAAGCAAACGAGTGGGGTTCCAGTAGTGCGCATGGTCGGAGAATTCAAATTTGGGGTTGGATATATTTTCGGAAGCGAAATCGTATTCTACAACTAATAAAATAAAAACAAATAACGGGGCTTCGGCCCCTTTATAGAAAAAAATATAATAATCAAAATGGCAATATGTAATGCTTTATCGGCAGGCCTTGACAAATCGTGTGACAACAACGCAGGTGGTGTAAACAAAATCTTTATTACGGATTTTGACAACGTAGCGTTTTCTGGAATAACGATTGGTGCTGCTACTTCTCCTCAAACAGGAGACTGGGTTGACGCTATAACTATGATTTCTGGCGATTTCTACGAAGTGAAAACCAACAAAAATGTATGTAACTTTACAGAAACGGTAGCAGTTGACCTTGCTAACGGAACAACTTACTTCAACCAAGTTGTAACATTAGAACTTTCTAGAAGAGAGACTACTAAAAGAACTTTCATTGACAAACTAATCGCAGGACAAAAACAACTTCGTTTGATTGTTCTTGATAGTAATGGAAACTACTGGTTGTTTGGATACACAGAGGGTTCTTATGTAACTGCGATTGAGGGTGGTTCGGGAACTGCAAAAGCTGACAAAAACGGATATACGGTGACTTTCACTGCTATGGAACCTTTACAAGCTTGGCAAGTAGACCCAACAATCGTTGCTGCAATCACAGCATAATCTACAATCAAATAATAACAAAAGAAAGCCCGCCGCCTAATATGGAGGCGGGCTTTTCTTATACAAAAAAATATAATCAAAATGGCAATATGTAATGCACTAACAGCAGGCTTGGATAAGTCCTGTGATACGAATGCAGGTGGTGTCAATAAAATCTTTATCGCGGATTTTGTGAGTTTGTCTCCAAGTATAAGTGGTGGAGAAATAGCGAATATATCTCCTGACCTAAACGAAGGAATATATGTTGTGACTACCGTAGCAACAATAAATACAACAATCACTGCTGGCAACTATTTCATAACTACAATAGAAGTAGCAGGTGACCTAACAGATAAGATAAAAGTTGGAAAGCAAATCAAGTTCTCATATAACACACAAACTGGTGGTGGAAACTGGACTGGAAATCTTGCATCAGTCTCATACAATTCTGGAACAAATAAAACTACTATTACACCAGACTTTGCTGGTTTCACACCATCGGTTGGTTTAGTTTCGGCCGGTGCTGCACCAAACAACACGACTAATCAGTCTATAACTACATTTCTATTCTGGGAAATAAAGACAAATAAAAATGTATGTAATTTCACAGAAACTATACAGACTGATATGACTAATGGAACTACTTTCTTTACTCAAACGGTAAATGTTGTTTTATCAAAAAGAGAGACTACAAAAAGAGAAACCCTAAAAAGGTTTATTGACGGACAAAAGCAATTGGTGCTTGTTGTTCTTGATACTAATGGAAACTATTGGTTATTCGGACTTGTAGAAGGTGTTTATGTAACAGCAATGGAAGGTGGTTCAGGAACTGCGAAGGCAGACCAAAATGGATATACAATCACTTTTACTGCAACAGAAACTATACAAGCATATGAATTTGCTTATTCTAATCTTGCTCCTTATTTAGTAGGATAAAAAACAAACCCAGAGCAATCTGCTCCGGGAGACCCAGGTTGAGGCCTGGGTTTTTTATTTTACTGGAACCGAACTCTCAAAAAGGTAGTTCGCTCTCACATCATACTTATCAAGGCCATAAGACCTGAATACTTCTTCGCTGTCTGCTATGATTTTTACTAACTTGTCATATACTGCGTCAGCCGGCGAGATTATAGACTTTGTGATAAGCAAGTAAACAAAAGTGTCATTTGCCGTTCTGTGGTGATATAACGCGTCTACTAATACTTTGTCAAGTATTACGGTCTCATACATTCCGCCTTCTACTGACCTTTTGATTTCTACTCCTCCTGCGATTGCTTTTCTCATGTCTTTCATAATGTTTATGTTTTTAGTTTGTCTTACAAATATACGGAGGTTATTCCGAATAAACAAACAATCACCGAAATATATTTCAGGTATGATAATGCTAAAACCAGGAACCACCGATGCCGTCTTTACTCTAAACGAGAAGTTCGGCTTTTTCTCGCCGTCTGTTTACACATACACAGACTTGTTTTTCTACTTTCGTTTTGAGAACGAATTGAACTATTCAGTAATAGACTTCTCTAAAACTTCTTTGTTAGATTTAGGAGACGGAACCAGATATAACAAGTTTGCAATCAGCTCCACTTTCTCGGCTACCGCTTCGGCTGGAACTAATGAGACTTGGGACAGAACTTATGACATACACTTATTTGGTGAAAACAATGATTTAGGTTCTGGTTGGAACTATACAATATGGGCTTGTCAAGGACCAGTTCCTTTATCAGGAACAATCTCTTTACCATCAATGACACAGAGCACTCCTCCTGTCATAGTAGAAACTGGACGAGTTAGGTTCACAGAGCAATAAAAAAACACATAAACAAATGAAAATCTTCGGCTACGAACTTACAAAAACGCAGGCACAAATTGCCTCACCAATACAGGAAATAAAAGACGCTGTTGATGGATTTCAACTTGGTGCTGAAACAGACCTTCCTGTAATAAGAGAAAGCAGGAACAATGAGTGGGTTGACTATGGTATAAACAACCTTTATCCTGAATACCTGAAAGATATGTATAATACATCACCAACACACAATGCTATTGTAAAAACAAAAGCACAAATGGTAGTTGGCGAAGGATGGGAAATAAACGACGAACTTCTTGACGAAAAGGCAAAGGTCGCAGTTAGACAGATAATCAACCAGGTTTGGCGTGACGCGTATGAAATCTCATTAGATTATCAAATCTTTGGAGCAATGGCATTAGAAACTATATGGTCTCTTGACGGTCAAAGAATAGTTGAGGTAAATAGAATTGACCCAGCAAAGTTGAGGTCTGGAAAATATGAGGACGGAAAAGTATGTGAGTGGTTCTACAAAAGAAACTGGGCTGACAGAAGAGAAGACGCAGTAGAGATATATCCTTTTGCGGAAGGAGACTTGGAACATAAAAGACAACTTCTTTACCACGCAGGTCAAAAGGTTACGAACGAGTATTATGGTGAGCCAACCTATTTGGCTGCAATGGACTGGGTGTCATTAGAAAGTCAAGTTGGTTTATATTACAAATCTCTTATAGAAAACGGTTTCAATCCTTCTATACTTGTAAAGTTTTATAGAAAGCCAGGAACGCAAGAAGAAAGAGACGATGTAGTAACAGGTCTAAAAAGAACTTTTGGTGGTGTAAAACGCGCTGGAAAAGCAATGGTAATGTTTTCCGACGGTAAAGACTTGGCACCGGATGTTACACCAATAGACATACAAAATGTAGACAAGCAGTTTGTGGCAATCGCAGACCAAATAACACAGAAAATACTTACAGCTGAAAGAGCAACAACTCCTGAATTATTTGGATTATGTGTGCCAGGCCAACTTGGCTCAGGAGACTTTGAGGTAAAAGTAAAGTGTTTCAACAAGTTTGTAATACAACCAGACCAAATGGCATTTGAATATGTTGTAAACAAGTTATTACTTGCTAACGGTTATATGGTTGATTTCAAACTCAAACCAATGACGATATAAAAATAAAGAAAAGATAATGGCAACTTGGGTCACTCAACAATACCTAAAATCGTTTACACCAATCAACAACAATGTTGACGCAAACGACATAGCACCGCACGTAGATACGGCGCAACTTATATACACAAGAGAACTTCTTGGAAAACTTCTATACGATGACATTGATACGAAATTCAAAGCAGGAACTCTAAACGCAATAGAGACTGAACTATTTGATATACTAAAACAACATATCGCTTATAGAGCAACAGAGACTGCTATACCTTTCTTATCAATCAAGATTAGGAATAAAGGAACTGTAAAGTTGAGAGACGAATATGCAGAACCGGCTTCTATTGAGGAAATGAAATACCTACGACACGAACTGAAAAACAGAGCAGAGTTCTTTGAAAAGAGAGCACAAGAGTTTTTGTGTCAATACTCTACTGACTTTCCATTATGGACGGCAGGTCAAGACGCAAACGGAAAGAAGCAACAAATTTGGCCTAACCCTAACAATCCTTATGATAGCGATGTCTATTTAGAGGACAAAGATAATTGGGACCTAAAAAGAAACAGATACTTATACGGACCGAATGGTTCATTTCCTAATAGAGGATACTAAAAAAAGCGACTTTGAGGGTCGCTTTTTCGTTTTAGAGTATATTAGTATTTATTATATCATGATGTTGCATCTTTTAGCACCTTTGGAGTGCATTTATCAATCTCTACCTCAAAGTATTCTCTCGGTATTTTTACGGTTAGAAAGTGGTGTCCGTTAGCAAATCTATTTACGAGGTGAACTCTTGCTCGCAGACCTTGTCCGGCAGTAGCAGTATGATATACAAACCCCGTAGTTTTGATTAGTCTTCTCAATTTATCTGTTTCTATGATATAAGCAATCTCGTGGTCTGGAAAGTAATACACAAATAAGTCTGCCTTCGTCGCATTGACACCACTTGCCGTTCCATTACATTGGAACTCTATAACCATATTTCCAGTCTCACCATTGTATGTTTCATATCTGTCTGTTTTTACTTCTACCGACTTATGTGAGCCGTCATACATATAAAAGTCAAATTCTTTTAGTTTTTGTTTGTCCTTGCTTTCGTTGAAATATACCCAACTCCAACCGAAGTGGTCTTCCAAAAAGTTTGCTATGGCTTTTTCACCTGCTTGTCCTGCTACCAAATCTTCTTGGAATGTGTCTTGTTCTGTTTTCATAATAATAACTTTCTTTTTTTGTATATATTATCACAAAAAACTCAACTTTTTCCACTATGGATTGTTTATAGAACATAAGCGATAATCATATAAAGTATAACTTGTCGCTTTTCTGTTTGGAAAATAAACACAAACTGCCCGAAATATATTTTGGGTATGTGTATAGGAAAACTAAAAGACATAAAGAAATCACTCAATTCCGAAAAGAAAGAGATAGAGTTAGCAAGACGATTAGAGCTTATTAGAACGCTCGGAGAAGACGCGTCCAAGTTTCACATTATAGACAGGCGAGAAATGAGCCCAGAACTCATACAAGAGTTTAGGTTGGCTCTTGACCCGACTTCGGATAGTATTCGGTCGGTCATTCCTTCCAGTGAGAAGATTAGGGTTAGGGTTGGTCCAGCAAATTATGAGATAAGATATAACTACGACCTTCGCCTTGGTGTAGGCGGTCCAAAAATACTTCCAGACGGAAGAACGCGTGATTTCTGCGTTCATTTGATTGATGCCAGCAAACTATACACACGACAAGAGATTGACAGGATGAATAATGGTTTTGGACTTGATGTATTTGGGTTTGCCGGTGGGTATTGGACGCAACCAGACGGAAGTGTTTCACCAATATGTCGCCATTCTTGGTTCCAAAATATAGTTATACGAAAATGAAAACATTTATAGAAGGCCTTATATTCGCCACACTTACTTTTTTAGCACCTGTAAAAGGACTAATAATACTAATAATGCTGTTTGTGGCATTTGATACAATCATAGGAATATGGGCTTCTGTAAAAGCAGGGTATAGGTTTCGTTCGTCAAGACTATTCAACCTCGCGGTAAAGACTTTCTTTTATACAGGAAGTATATTGCTTGGGTTTTTGATTGACAAGTTTGTGTTCGGAGGACCGGTGTTCGGTGTCAATATGCTTTCAGCAAAGATTGCTACAATAGTTTTCTGCTACATAGAAACAAAAAGTATTGACGAAAAGTCTGTAATGCTTGGAAACAGACCTATGTGGGTTATTCTAAAAGAGTTCATAAAGAAAGCGAAATCAATCAAAAACGATATAAAAAATCTAACCGAATAAAATGCCAATTCAATCGTGTCAAATAAACAACAGTCCTGGATATAAGTGGGGTAGACAAGGAAAGTGCTACTCATACACACCTGGTGACGAGGAAAGTAAAAAGTCAGCAAAGAAAAGTGCAATCGCGCAAGGCGTAGCAGTAGGAGACCTGGAAGCACTTGCTGCTAATATAGGTGTGATAAGAGGAACATACGACCTCTCTGTTGAAATAGAAGAACTTGTTGGTGGTAAAGTTTCATTTGACTATGACGGTGTTCTTTCTACGAGAAGAGGTAAAGAAAAGTTGTTGGCTACAAATGGAGACATATACATAATCACCGCAAGAAGTATGTCTAATATGTTTCAGGTATATCAAGTAGCAAAAGAACTTCGTATTCCAAGAAACAGAGTAATCTCTACTGGCTCAAATGTAGCAAAGATTGATAAGATAAGAGAACTTGGTATAAGAACTCACTACGATAATAACCCGGATGTTGTCAAAGAACTTCCGGGTGTCGGTAGACTATTTTAGTGTGATAAAGTTGTTTGGAACAACGTGCTTATAGTTCGGTAATGAGAACTCTGTATCGGTGCTACCTCTTCTTACAAGCAAAATGTCTCTCATTAGTTCTCGGCACATACTGTCGGCACAAGACCACCACTCCTCATTGTGTTTTAGACACTCGCTGTATACGAACTCAACTTCTGCTCTTTCCACTACCGCGTCTGTGAAAAATCTGGCATATATTCCGCCAATACCATAAAAACTAATCACGTAGTCAATAAACTCTCTAAACTCTGCATTTTTCATATCCGTTTCTTTTTTGTTATAGAACAAATATACACAAAAAAACCGAACTAACAATAGTTCGGTTGATTTTATATTCCAATTTCTTTTAGTCGGTCATTTCTTTTTTCCATAACCTTTATTGCTAACCAATCGTCAAATGTTTGTGTATTCAACATTCCTACAATTAGTCCTTCTGGGTGGTTTAGAAGCCATTCAACCTTCCAATACTTTCCGTTAGGTCCTTTCTGTATAGTAATCTCTTCTATGTCTATGTTGTTTTTATATCCAACAATGTCGTCTTCTTCGCTTTTGACTATTTGCTCTCGCACCCAGTCCATATACTCGTTATATTCATCAATCTCATTTTCTGTATACATTTCATTTCTATAT